ATGAAAAAGGTGCAGCTAATGGTGTAGCAACCCTAAACAGTTCCGGCAAGCTGGCTCAAATGCCGTCTGCCTCTGATGTAGGAGCGGTTCCCACCACGCGAACCGTGAACGGTAAAGCGTTATCATCAAATATTTCTTTGACCGCCGCAGATGTAGGAGCGGTGCCAAGCACCGGCGGCAGTTTCACGGGAGCTGTAAATCTTACAAACGCAAATGTATCCGGTACTCTAAGTGTTTCGGGGACATTGAATGGAATCGGGTTGAACAATTATCTGCGGCAGGAATACAATAAGCTGAAAGAATCCGAGGGCACCCCTACTCTGAACGATATCATAAATGGATTTGGCTTTTGTTACAATGACTCAAGTGACGGCGCTGATCTTAACGGTGTATATCTCACAGTTTCCGGTATGACTGATAACAAATACCGCTTGCAGCTTTTAGGCCAGTATAACGGGAGCAATTGGCTGGCCTATCGAACCAGAAACGGAGATGAGCAGAGCTGGAATCCCTGGCACAAGGTTTTGACCGACAATATCAACGCAACGATCAGCGCCAGACATCAATATACCTCCTCAAGTTATCCTCAAATTTACGGAAACGGAATTTTACAGTTGGGCGGTGATTCCAGAAATGAATATGGCGTTGTTTTGCGAAGCAACGGCACAGACGAAGCAAATGCTTTTCGGCCTTCTATTAACGCCGGCACAACAGGCCATTTGTATTTAGGGGTTGCCAACCAGAAATGGCGCGCTGTTTTCGCCCAGAACGGCACTATTCAAACCTCCGATCGAAACGCTAAGCACGATATCACAGATCTTGACCCAGAAAAAATAACGGCGTTTATTATGGGGCTGAAGCCAAGCTCCTATGTGTTTAACGACGCTGACAGCGGCAGAACCCACTGGGGCTTGATCTCGCAGGATATTGAGGAGCTGTTCCCTCAGCTTGGAATGACAAGCATGGATTTCGCCGGATTCATCAAATCCCCAAAAACCGAGGATTATTATGAAGATGTTCCCGAGACTGTCACAGACGAGGAAACCGGAGCGGAAAAAACTGTAACACGGAAAGAATTAAAAACCCGGACCGTCGAAGGAGAATATATCTACTCCCTTCGCTATGATGAATTTATTGCCCCTTTGATCTGCATGGTTCAGAAGCAGCAAAGACAAATTGATGATTTAGAGCGGCGTTTATCCGCTTTAGAAAACAAGGAGGAAGCAAAATGAAAATCATTCAAAATTTAGTAGACCCTTCCCGTTACTCCATCAAATGTCCTTATGCCATGACCCCTACCAGGGTAGTGGTTCACAACACCGCCAACGACGCGCCAGCAGCGAATGAAATCGCCTATATGATTCGTAACGACAATGAGGTTTCTTTTCATTACGCCGTGGACGATCAGGAGGTAGTACAGGGTGTACCTGAAAACCGAAACACCTGGAACTCCGGAGACGGAAACGGCAAAGGCAACCGGGAGGGGATCGCCGTGGAAATCTGCTATTCCCGGTCAGGCGGCGAGAAGTTCACCAAGGCGGAGCAGAACGCCGCTGAGTTTATCGCTTCTATCTTAAAGCGCTATGGCTGGGGAATGGACAAGGTCACCAAGCACCAGGACTACAATGGAAAATACTGCCCGCACAGAACCCTTGATCTGGGCTGGGACAGGTTTTTGAAGATGGTGGAGGCTCACTTAAACGGAGATAAACCCGCGCCCTCCCCAACTCCAACTCCCGCACCCAAGCCAGCGAAAACGGTAGACGTATACTACCGGGTAAGAACCAAGGCTGACGGCTGGCTTCCCGAGGTGAAAAACCTTGAGGATTACGCGGGATTTACCGGAGCCGTCACAGACCTGGCTGTTCGTGTTTCCGCTGGTTCCGTAAAGTACCGGGTACATATTAAGGGCGGCAATTGGCTTCCCTATGTGACCGGCTGCAACATCAACGACGCTGTAAACGGCTACGCGGGAAACGGTTTGGAGATTGACGCTGTTGAAGTGTATTATTACACCCCGGACAGCATCAGGCCGTATAAGAAAGCCAAATACCGGGTCGCTCCTGTGGGTGGAAGCTATTATCCCTGGCAGTATGACAATGAAACCGGAAACGGGCAGGACGGCTACGCGGGCGCTTTCGGAAACGCCATCGGAAAGCTTCAGATTGTAATCGAGTAAGGAGGTGGATTTGATGTCAACAGAAATCATCGTCTCCGTCATTTCTCTGCTGGGAACCATCATGGGAAGCCTGGGAGGCATTTTAGTTTCCAGTCGGCTGACCACCTACCGGATTCAAAAGCTCGAAGAAAGAGTAGCTAAGCACAATAACCTGATTGAAAGAATGTATAAGGTGGAGGACAGCGTAAAAAGCGCCCATCACCGAATCGACGAGTTAAGGGAGGAACTAAAATGAAAATCAACTGGAAGGTACGGTTTAAAAATCCTGTGTTCTGGTTCAATCTGGCAGCGTCTATTTTCCTGCCCATGCTGGCCTGTCTGGGCTTCAATTGGGAAGACATGACAAGTTGGCAGGCTGTGGAAAACGTGTTTTTACAGGCCGTCCAGAGCCCCGTAATCGTGGTGTCGGTTCTGGTATCTGTATGGAACCTGTTAAATGACCCCACTACAAGCGGCCTAAGCGATTCCAGCCAGGCGCTTTCTTATACCGAACCTAAGAAAAGCGAATAATAGAAAGACAGCCCCCGGGAATTTTCCTGGGGGCTTATATTATTAATTATGGTCTCTTTTGCGGTATTAAACGCTTATATCCATTAGAAGACCTCAAAAACAGCCTTTTTTGTGCGGTTAATTTCTGCTGCGGGGATTCAAGTCGCGTAAAACGCTACACGATCAATCACATGATGAACCTTCTCCCGCTTAACGCCGGCGGAATATAAAAGCGCGTTTTGCTTACAACCGCCGCTTGCCTGGCGCGGGGTATAAATTCAGGCTTGAACAGGAGATGATAAAACATGCAAGAAAAAACAGAACAGCCACATGAATTTCAAGAAACCGTTGATTATACGAGATTTCTTACACCAGATCCCACTATTTTCGAATTGATAAATATTTTGTCTCAGGAAGAAACACACTATGTAACGTATTCGCATACATAATTCCAGGCTTGAACATATTGTCCGTTTGATGTATAATAATATCAGTAATTGGGGTGTGTGTTTTCGGATGTATACTTGAGAGAGTCGGAGTAATCTGGCTCTCTTTTTCATTATATAACTCCGCCCTCCTTTCCGTTTTCGGTGGGGAGGGCTTTTTTTATTTTTCTATAGAAGTCGTTTCAATGATAACATTATGATCTTTCTCCAGTTTGTCCATTTTCTTTATAATAGCTTCTAACCGTGAATAGATAATTTCTTGATTTACTACTACCGCATTCATGTTTTCGTTAATTGATTTCAATAATACGATTTTTCTTTTTTTGTCTTTCATTAGCGTCATACCCTTTCAATAATGTAGATTGACTTAACAAAAGCATTTTTTCTGATACACATTTTGATACACATGTATAAGGTTTTATGTGCATCAAATCGTCTTTTTAACACTAAAACAGCAAAGAAAAAACCGCACAGAAAAGCTCAAAATCGGCTTAACCATGCGGTTTTTCATTGGCCCGCCCGGAGGGATTCGAACCCCCGGCCTTCAGAATCGGAATCTAATATATCTTCCGATTATATCTAGTATTTTTAACATTCGATACACATTTTGATGCACATGTTAAGCCGTGACATATAATACACCATTGAATCCCAAAAGTCAATATGAAGCTTTATTTTGCAAGTATTCGTCCAATTTGCAAATATTTTTCTTTTTGTATTGCTGATCCAAATGAGTATATATTTCAAGCGTAGTTTTGATATCGCTATGACCTAATTGATCCCTTGCTGTTAGTACATCAACTCCGGAAAGATAAAGCATCGTGGCAAAAGTATGCCTCAGCCAATGTGCAGTTATATTAGGAATCGTCAAAACGATTCCGTTACTATTATATTTTGATTTTGCTCTCTTGCCTTTTTTGTCAATGTTATTCCCATACTTAAAATTGAGATCAATTAGATACGATTCCCACATGCGGCGCCAGGCGTTTTCAGTCATCATCTTGCCAGATGCTGATGGACATACAAGAACGGGAACAGTGCCTTTTTCTTTTTCCTTTTTCAATTCTTCCTTTAGATAATCAACCAATATAATAGGAATATTAACTGTTCTATTTCCAGCTTGTGTTTTTGCACCAGACTTAAGAACGGAGCAGCCATTTACCATCTCAACAGATTTATTTACACGTATTGTCCGCTCTTTAAAATCGATGTCTCCCCAAGTTAATGGGATCAGCTCTCCCCTTCTCAATCCGGAATACATCATAATCATAGCTGCTCGCTTTGCCCTATGAGGGGTATTTAAAATCCACTGTTGTTCTACTTCTGTCAATGCCCTACGCTGCTCTTTAGGCTGCCCGGCTGGGAGTTTAACTGCTCTAGCCGGATTATAGTCCATTACCCTATTATCAATCGCCAACTGTAGAATTTGTTCAGCGGTATCTCTATACCCTTTTAATGTTCTTCTTGAAGTAGGTTTATGAGTTTTTGGGTTTTTTCTTGCTCTTTCCAACAGCAACGATTGAATATCTGCTGCTTTTATTTTTTTTACTTCTAAATTATTTAAAGCGGATAATCCGTCAACATAGCCCTCTAAATTTTTATACCATCTCTCAGATACTTCGGTTTCTTTAATTTTTAACCATTCTTTTGCCCAGTGTTCAAAGGTGTCATTTTGTGACGCAAGATTTAATCCCCGATGCAAAGCCTCTTTAACCTCTTGCGCTTTCCTCTCAGCTTCTCTCTGTGTTTTTCCATAGCAGGCTTTATATTTTGGTTTTCCGTCCACTCTGCCCAGATAAACGCGGACGCAGACACGTCCGTTATATTTTGCATTGCTTTTTGCCATAATAAAAACCACCTCCA